AGCAACTAATGATTCAGAAGAAGAAGAATTTATTTTGAGACAAAGTGATGTAGAAAATTTTGATAGAAACGAAATTAAGGCATCATTTAATTCACCTAAAAAAGATGAAAATTAATTTAAACTAATATTGTTAAAGAACCTCACTAACAAAGTGGGGTTTTTTATTTTAAAATAATTTGACTTTACTATAAATAATACGTAATATTGTATAATATTAATCATTAAAAAAAATAAAAATGAGTAAAACTTTAGACGCAATTTTATCTCAGTATGAAAAAAATACTGAAGATAAAAAAACTACTACTAAGATGTCTAGTGAAGACAGACTGAAGAAGTATTTCAGTGAAAAATTACCTAAAGGTGTAAAATCACAAACTAAAAGGTTTAGGATTTTACCTAAAAAAGATGGGGATTCTCCATTTACTGAGGTATACTATCACGAAAAACTTGTTAATGGTAAGTGGGATAAAATTTATTGNAACCATTTAAACGATGGAGGACATTGCCCTTTATGTGAGGCAAAGGATGCACTTTATGAAGATGGTTCTGAAAGAGCTAAAAAATTGGCAAAAGAATTTATCGCTAGAAAATTCTATGTTGTAAAAGGTGTTGACAGAGACAACGAAGAAGATGGTGTTAAATTTTGGAGGTTTAAACATAAATATACTGGTGATGGTATTATGGATAAAATCATCCCATTATTTAAATTAAAAGGTGACATAAGTGATCCTAGAGAAGGTAGAGATATTATCATCACTACAGGTAAAAACGATAAAGGACATAGTGTTGTTAACTCTATTATGGCTGATGATGTTGCTATCTTAACTAACGATAAAGAAAAGGCAAATGAATGGTTTAATAATGAAGAAACACATAGAGATGTTTATTCTAAAAAATCTAAAGAGTATTTGGATATAGTTGCAACAAATAAAACACCTATTTGGGATTCTGAACAAAAGAAATTTGTTGCTGAGGAAGATAAAGAAGAAAAAGAAACTGCGTCTTTGAGTGAAGAAATCAATATGATGAAATCTGAAACATTTAAAACAAAAGATTTAAACATAACTGATATTTCTGATGACGATGATGAAAATGATTTTCCTTTTATTACCACCTCTTTAGAAACTGATGAAGATGAATTACCTTTTTAATTTATAGATATGGCTAAGACACCACTAAAGAAAAAAGCATCTGATTTTTCATCTATAAGGAAAAAGTTTTCCTCTAGTGATAAGTATAAAGAACAAAAATACTTTGATATGGGGGAAGCATTCCAGAAGTCTACAGGATTACCAGGTCCTGCTATGGGTCAGATTAACATGCTTTTAGGTCATTCAGATACTGGTAAAACAACTGCATTAATTAAAACTGCGGTAGACGCTCAGAAAAAAAATATATTACCTGTTTTTATTATTACTGAGCAAAAATTTAGTTTTGAACACGCTAAACAAATGGGGTTAGAAACTGAATACATTGAAGAGGTTGATGAAAAAACTGGTGAAATTAATGCTTATTGGGACGGATTTCTTCTTTACAAATTAGGTTTTGAATATATCGAACAAGCCTTTGATTATGTGACAGAAGTATTAGACGCTCAAAAAAGTGGTGAAATTCCATATGACATAGTATTTTTATGGGACTCAATTGGTACGATACCTTGTCAAATGAGTTTTGAAGGTAAAGGTGGGAATCAACATACTGCGAGAGTTATTTCAGAAAAATGGGGTATGGGGTTAGCTCAAAGAATTACATCTTCGAGAAAAGAAAGTTATCCATTTACTAATACTATGGTTTTTGTAAACCAACCTTGGGTAGCTTTACCAGATAATCCATTTGGGCAACCTACTATACAACCTAAAGGTGGTAACTCAATTTACCTATCATGTGCCTTAGTATTCTTATTCGGTAACCAAAAGAGTTCAGGTGTATCTAAACTTTCTGCAACAAATAAGGGTAGAAAAGTTAATTTTGCAATTAGAACAAAAGTTGGTATCCATAAAAACCATATGAATGGTTTAGGATATGCGGATAATAGGATATTGGCTACTACTCACGGATTTATCGAAGACGATAAGAAGTCAATTGATGATTATAAATCCGATAACAAAGATTATTGGGCAGAAGTTTTTAATACTGCTGGAGATGTAGAATCATTTGATGTTGTAGAGGAGAATTTTATTGAATCTTCTGTTGAATATTCAGATGATTGATTGTTTAACCATTAAATAGTGGTTTGTGAAAATACCAAATAGAAAAAGTAATATATTTCAAAAAACACTTATTGTCGATGGAGACTCGTTGATTAAAACCGCCTATCATGGAGCTAAAAATCTTTACCACAAAGATATTCATATAGGCGGTATTTTTCAATTCTTAACTATGGTTAGGAAACTTGTAAATGAATATAAGTTTGATAAAGTATATGTGTTTTGGGATGGACAATTTAGTGGTAGGTTAAGGTATGAAATTTATGAAGATTATAAATCTAATAGAAATAAAGATTTTTATACTGATCAACCACCTTCAGAAATTGAATTGTATCTACAAAAAGAAAGAGTTAAATTTTATTGTGAAGAATTGTTTATAAGACAATATAGTGATGAAATTGTTGAGGCAGATGACTTAATTGGTTATTACGTAAAAAACATTTCAGAAAATGAAAAAGTTGTAATAATGACTAACGATAGGGATATGTGTCAATTAATCAATGATAGAGTCGGAATTTATGTTACAAATTTAAAAAAGATAATTACTAAAGATAATTATTTGGATCACTTTAATCATCATTATAGTAATCTAAAGTTAATCAAAATTATATCTGGTGACGTTAGTGATAATATAAAAGGTATCACAGGTGTAAGTGAAAAAACTTTATTGAAATTTTTTCCTGAAATTAAAGAAAAAACTTTGACATTGGAATATATTTTTAGTAAAATTAAAGATATACAAAAGGATAGAAAAAGTAATTTAAAATCGTTGGATAATATTATTAATAAAGTAACAAAGGGTAAACAAAAAGAAAAAATATTCGAAGTTAATGAAAAACTAATCGATTTAAGTAACCCTATTATTACAGAAAATATAAAATCAGATTTAGATTATTTAATGTCTACGACAATTGATCCTGAAGGTAGAGAAATTAAAAATGTAATTAAAATGATGATGGAAGATGGTTTAATGATGGCAATACCAGGAGGACAAGATGGGTATTTAAATTTTTTACAACCATTTCTTTCATTAATTAAAAAAGAAAAAAAATTTTATAACAGTTTAATATGAATACAAATATGAATACAAATATGAATACAAATATGAAAAAGAGTTATCAGAGTTACCCGTATGAATTTTTATTTATGATTAATGGTAATCCTATTGTTGGAAGAAATTTCCCAATAAAAAATTATAATAAAGATATTATAAATTCTTTAGATATAAAATATGTTATAGATGATGTAGTAGATGTTATTAAACTACACTTTAAAAACAATACATATGAATATCTATATAAATATTATAATTATTTTACAGAAAATAGTAATAATGAGGAATATGAAGTAAAAGACATTTACGAAAATGAAGATTACTTTACATTTCAAATTAAAGCTAATGGGAAAGTAATCATTGAGAAAATTTTCACTGGAAATGATTTCCCACCAAAGGTGAGATATGATGTAGATATTAGAAAAATTATACCTAAAATCATCGAAACCATACAAAATGGGTTAAGTGATAAAATTTATCTAAAAAATTATGGTGATTATGACTTAACCAAGATATTTATTAATAATCAAATCTAAAAACGTTATGGTAAAAAATGAAAGTTCTAATTTAGGGTATTTAGGATATAGTTTTCAAGTGAAACTAGTGAAACAATTAATTGAAGATCAAAAATTTTCGGAAAGTATTATTACTATAATTGATCCGAATTATTTTGATAATGAATATATGAGGTTAGTTGTTGCTAGTGTCAAAAATTATTATGAGAAATATGAAACCATACCGTCTTATGATACCATCTTTAACCTTATTAAAACTGAAGTAAGAAGAGAAATTGCGAGAGAATCAGCAAATGAATTAATTAAGGAAGTTAAAGATTCAGATAATAAGGATTGTTTACACACACAAGACGTTGCCATTAAGTTTTGCAAACAACAAGAACTTAAGAAGGCTACTTTAAAAATTCAAAAGATTTTAGATACAGGAGATTTTGATAGATACGATGAGTGTGAAGAAATAGTTAAACAAGCCATAACTGTTGGGGTAGAAAAAGACGATGGTATAGATGTTTTTCATAATATTAAA